CCAAAATAAAACTTGTTGGTTTAGACCAAAATACTTCTGAAAATAGGGATGATTTGAACTACAATTTTGAAATCATTAATATAGAATTTTAATAGGAGACACAAAAAATGAGTAATGATATAATTCACAAGTGCTGCGTTTGCGAAGCCGACTTTAGACCCGGGGCTTTAGACGAAAACGGTAAATGCCCTATTTGCCGTGCCGAGTATCCAACGGTTAAAAACAAGAAAGAAGCAATGGCGCTTAACAGACCTGAGATTCATTTAGGCGAAAGATTGGATGCCGAAAAAGTAAGACAGATTGTAAAGGAAGAGTTAAACGCATTTAAGGCAGAGCAAAAGATTGACAGAATGGCTAAAGCCCGCGCCGCAAAACAAGCCAAGAAAAACGATAATAATGGAGATAAGTAATGTCGAATTCTATAAATCTTGGAATGATGCCAAAATCAGAAACGGAATTAAGGACACCCAAACCAGATAGAACAGTTGACAAGCCGTTTTGCATACAGGCTGATGATGAAAATGGTATGTTTAGATTTATTGCCTGTTCTAAAGTTGATGATAGTAAAGGAGATGAGTAATGTTAAAAGAATGTGAAGCAGTTATAAAATTTAAGATTTCCAAAGATAAGGTTGATTTATTATATGGTGCTGTTAAGGCTATGGAAAAACTTGGTATTACTTTTGACACAGGTGGTAGTGCCGATGATGAAGGTAATCTTTGTTATGATTGGGAGTTTGATTGGTCATTAAAAGGGCCAGTTAAAGTTTATTTCAAAAGATTTAAGGGAGACAAGTAATGCCGGATGAGAATACACAAAATGACACGGGTCAGATTGATGACACCCAGGTTGATGACAACCAAACTGTAGATGACAAGGTTGATATAACCAAACAGTCTGATGGCGATTTTATGGCCGATACTATCGACCAAATTAAAGATACTCAAAAGATTATTCTTGATGATGATGATTCCAATGTCAGTATCGATGATAACGACGGCACACAAGATAGTGCTGTTATAGCCGAATTAGCCGGTCATGACATTCCCGATGTCTTCTCCGATGCTGCCGAAGCTGCCGGAATGTCTCCATCTGATATTGTTGCTTTTGCCGACAAACATACTGACGAACAGTTAATAGAAATGATTCCAACATTGGAAGCGGCCTTGAAAGAATCAGATGACAAACAAGATGATAACAAAGATACCAAACAAGATGACAAAACAGACAAAGACGATACCAACAAAGATATTGATCCTGAATTAGTAAAAAGTATATCCGAAAAAATATCGAAACAACTCGAAGAAAAATTCGGAACAACATTAAAGGAAATTGATAAATTCAAAGCCCATCAAGAGGAGCAGTTAGCACAACAAACGGCTAATCAAGCTTCTAAATTACTTGATAAGGCTTCTAAAGAATTTCCCGTATTTGGGAAAACAGACGAGCTTCCTCGTTTTCCTTCTGGTCGTTTGGCGGGACAGTTGATACCAACGAGTCCTGCTATGAAGGCAAGATTGGAAGTTTTAGGGTATGCAGATGCTTTTATGAGTAAAGGGGCAAACATAGATGACGCTATGGCTAATGCCCTTGCAACTTATAAAGGTCTGCACCTCGAAAAAGAATCGCAAAGGAAAGCGATTCGGGACTTAAAGAACCACGAAATAAATCTCTCAGGAGCGCGTACAGGAAAGGAAACAAAAAAGAAATACGCCGACTCCCGCGATGAAATCATTGATGATATTAGAAAAATGCAGAGAGACGCTGGTATTGATTGAGTCTAAATGTAATGGATTGTTTGTGACCAATGACAGGTAAAGGCATAAAGCCTTATATAGAAAGGATTTACGATGCCAGGAGAACCGGCGTTTGAGCAAAACCTCGACATCCTTCACGGGACATTAGAGCGTTTTATGATTAAAGAACCGCCTCTTACTTATGCGTATGAGACGTATGAGGATTTGAACATTTGGATGCACCCTCAGATTATGCAGGTGACAGGTGACGAACTAAAGGGATTCATAACCACAGGCACGGTTGGTAATGCCGGGGCCAAGAATCCTTGGGCAGAAGATTCTATTATTGTCAAAAACATTACCAAAGAATACGGCATTACTCCGTTTAAGCATTATCAGGGAGCAATGGCGTTTAATAAAATGGAAGTGTCGGCCAATAGTGGGCCGGAAAAGATTTTCGATGTTGTTAAGTTACAATACCGTAAGGCCAAAGCTGAGTTGATTGATTCTTTGCGTCTGTCTTATTGGACAGGCCCGACAAGTGCGGCAGATGTAGATGCAATGTATTCCATACCCTGTTGGCTACCCCTGGGTGGTTTAGCTTCCACAGGTGGTTATACAGCATATAAGGCCAGATATAATGATGCCGCTGATGCTGGTGCTACTGCTGGAACCAGTTTTTCAAAGGGTGGTTTGAACAGTACTGCTGTTCTTAATCCTGAAATGGCCAGTTATTATGCCGACCACCAGGGGAATATTGATGAGAGTTTGATGCGGCTGTGTAACGAAGCTATGATGAGGCTGAATTTCAAGCCGCCGAGAGAAGTCCCCGACCCGGTGTTGTCAAGGGTAAACAGATATGCTTGCTTTACTTCCAAGAATGTCATGCTGACTTTGAATGCCTTGTATCAGAAGTTGAACAGTAACGTAGGCCCGAACATGTTTGCCAATGGGTACTATCCACTGAGTATGATTCCGCTTCCCGGTGCTATTCGCCTGGTATGGGTGGATATTCTCGATACCCAACGGGATAGTATTTATGGTGCTGATCCTATCTTTGGTATCAATATGAATGTATTGTATCCCACGTATCTGAAGGGTTGGAACATGACGCTGACTGATAATGATAATTCCGGTCGCCACTTGGTCGGTCAGAAGTTTATCGACTTCGGCGGACAGGTATGGTGCGATGTTCCGAGTAAGGCCGGATTTTTGATTTCAGATTGCCCCGCGACTATCGCAGCGTAATTCAGTGTAACTTAAAATTGAAAGGATAAAACAATGAGTACTCCTACGTGGGGATTAGACCCAAAAGCGAGGCGTATCTCGGTGTACTACGAAGGTTCGAGCACCATTCGTGAAGGTATGCCGGTTTGTTATAGTTATCTTACTACAAAGAACTGGCTTGGCGTAAGTAGTATTGACTTTACAACTACGGCAAGTTCTATCACAGAAAGCAATACTACAGCTGAAGGTAGCCAGAATGAAGGTAAGTTTATTAGAGTAGAAAATCCCGCTGCGTGTAGCACTACAGGCGGAACACCCGCGACTGGAGAAAAAACTATCACTGGTGGCGGTTCTGATTTTGATGATTTACAAGTGGGTATGTTTGTTGCTGTTACTGGTACAGATATAACCAATGGTACTTATGAGATTACCGCAAAAGCTGCCGATGTAATTACTTTAGGCGGTATGGCAGTTGCTACTGGTGTTACCGCAGATGTTACTGTTCAAAAAGACAATATACAGAACTTTGCGGGTGTTGTGGCCGGTGCTGACCATGACGGTGAGGCCGGGCCGAGAGCATTGGATATTTATATACCTAATGGAGCCGCTGTTCCGGTACGTACTGATGCAAGTACAACTGTTGGTGTTACCGTTCTTGGTATTGCGAGTGGTTCAACACTTTGTGCGTCTGGTGGCCGTCCTGTAGCTATTGCTATGGAAACTGACGATTTATCGTCCGACAACGGGGCCATACTTGCCAAACTTGATCCATCGGTGTTTGGTATTTATCAGAGTGGTGTTGGAAGTGGCCAGCAGTTTAACGGCTTAACTGGTGCTGTTGCGAATACGATGAAGAATGTATTCGCCAATACTTCTGGTACGGCATGTGGTCTTCTGGTTCATACCACTGTAAGCGGCGCTCTTGCTGCTGCTCATAATGAGTGGGGAATCTTGGACTATGTAGATGTAAGCGGTACGATTACTGGTAACGGCATCACCAGAGCACTTCTCGCTCAGTTGAATGTTTCTGGTACTATTAATGGTGGGGCACATCTTGCTGCCATTCATGCTCAAGTTACTGGCGCTCCTACGTTAACTGCTGGTGAGCATCTTTGTGCTCTTTGGGTTGATGGTTGTATCACTGGTATTGATAACGGTGGTGATCCTTCTGGTAATATTGAATATAGCCTTATCAAGATGACTAATAACGGCGATTCTGAAGATATTATCGAAAATGCCTTTTACATTTATGGCGGCTATGGTATAGACAAATTGTTTACGTTTGATACTTGTCTCAATGGCGGCGGTGCCGACGAACACTTCATAAGTAATGGTGGCGATGGTGGAGCAGAGAAAGGTATTGCTACCACGAGCGGTTGGAAGAAGATTAAGTGTGATATTGATGGCACTGATTATTGGTTGATTCTTTACCATACTCCAACTGAAGTAGATATGGTTTCGTAAAATGTTTTTACATGAGTGGGGTACACTGTGTACCCTGCTCATTTTATTAATCTAAAGGAGAACAAGAAATGTTAGTTAATGTAAGTCAAGCGTTAAAAACTATTGCTGGTGAAACTATGAAGGACGTGGTAGACGGCAAGGCCATTGATGCTACTGTAAAAATGGCCATAGTAAATGCTGTCCTCAGCCCAGTTGAAAAGGAGTCCGGCGTTGATAAGGTTAAAAAATATGAATTGGCCAAAAAGATTTATGCTTCCGATGAAGTAGATTTGAACGAAGATGAGATTAAACTTATCAAGGAAAGAGTCGGTGTGGCTTTTGCACCAATCATTGTCGGGCAGATTTTTGAATTGTTAAAGGTATAAGGGACGAGGCAAGTACTTGTCTCCTTTATAAGTAATGAAGGGAAAAGGACTTCCCTTTGTTACCTTATTGAAAATTTGAAAGTGAGGTAACATGGCCGCTGAATCATTTAAGATTTGTTCTATTTGTGGAATTAAAAAATCTATAGATGATTTTTACAAACGTAAAGGCTATAAAGGAAGAAAAGCCAGAATAGATAAACAATGTAAGGCGTGTGTTAGAAAAAGCCAAAAGAAAAACTACAAAGACAGAATTAAGAAAGACCCTAAGTATAATCACAAAAAATATAAAGAAGCATCCAAGAAAAGCGATTATAAAATGAAACAACGAAATAATTATTATAAACACTATTATAATATTACAATAGAGGATTATGATGTGGCTTATAATAAACAAAGAGGATGCTGTGCTATATGTGGTAAGCACCAGTCTGAATTAAGTACAAGATTATGTGTTGACCATGACCACAAAACAAATGAATTTAGGGGACTGCTTTGTGTAAAATGTAATGGTGCTTTGGGTTGGCATGAGAAATTTGAATTTGAAATAACTTCTTATTTGAAAGGATAATATTTTGGCTGCTGAGTTTAAGATAAACATGATGGCACAATTGGCTGGTTTGGGTGAGCCGATCAATTTCATAAAATCAGGCGTGGATGAAACAACCCCTACTGCCGGTAGTTATATGTATAGAACAATAGCAGATGCCGATGTCGCTGAGGTACTTGCTTTGGGTGATGTAGCAACGGTTACGGCGATTGTTCTATATGCCGTTGACTATGATGTTGTTATTGATTGTGATTGTGCTGATGCCGGTTCATTCGATGCCGACTTGACTGCCAAAGCCGCTGGCATACCTGTTGTGATTACCTATCCGTCTGGGAATGTTTATGTCCAGGGTGAGGCGGGCCAAACTCCTAAGTATGAATATCTTGTAATTGGTGAGGCATAATGGCTAATCTAAGATTAACATATAGTGACATCTACACACGTATATCCAACTTTCTTGGTCTGACCGCAACCGGAACCGCCCCTACCGACACTGATTTGACAACTTGCCAGGATATATGCCAGCGTGGCCTGAGACAATTCTTATATCCAATTGACTCTCGTACAGGCGACTATTGGGAGTGGAGTTTTCTTCGTCCTCTCCATACCATGAATCTCCTCGATGGTAAATGGCGTTATCAATTACCAGAGGACTTCTCCTCCATAATCACAGACCCAACGTATTCAGAAAACGATGGTTTCAAACAAATAGCCAAAACCACACCTGATAACATAATGAATCTAATGGCCGCAGGCGATGTCAATTACGCTCCTTATTATTACAGCATAGTGACATCAACATACGACCCTGAGATTGGCGAGTTTGATGAGATATGGTTTTATCCCAAATCCGATAGTACATACCAAATAAAGTTTTATTACAAATCAGACCCGACTAAAGCAACAGATGCCGATGAATTTCTGCCGGGCGATGTAAAAGCAACTGAGGCTATACTTGAAAATTGTCTCGCTGTTGCTGAGTCGCAAGAGGATGAGATATTGGGTATTCATACGCAATTGGCAGGAAAGTTGACACAAGACTTGATTATTATCGACTCGAAGAAAGATGCTGACAATATGTTGGTCGGCAATTTGTATGATAGTAAAAATGCAGAACAAGCGGTACGAAATAATCGTGCTACTTTGAATGTTTATAGTACAGAATTAACGTAACAAATAACGAAAGGGAACATAATGAGTATTGAGAATTTTCTTTTTACTGAAGGCAGAGGTTATAAGGCAGGAACTAAGACAATTGATGCCGATTAC